CTCTAAGAAAACTTATAACCCCATTCGTATTTTTTAATATATATAAGGCAAGTCCCCAAAAAACAAAAATTACTCCAAACATAAATAATAATGCAGAAAAATTTGCTTCAAAAGGATACTCTTTACGCTTACTACTTACTTCAAAAAAACCAATATTATTTAACCAATACATTATTTTTACATAAAATAAACTTGAGCAGAGCGAAATACCACTTATAATTACTAACCGAATAGATTTAGTTGAAATTTCTTCATTTTTAGAAAACATAGCTGTACGTCCTCCAATAATTATTTAATATAATTATAAACGACTGGATAATTTTTTCAACATTCATTATATATTGGTTAATTCTTTTTCAATTTCAATTAAGTCTTTTAGGTCCTTAACTGTATCCAATTTGATATGACCTGCTTTAAAATTGCTTATCCATTGAGCCTTTGCAGCCCTGATAATCTTGTTGTTTTCTTCTGCAATCTTTTGCTTTTCTAAAGCTTGTTGAACTTCATAATCAAATGTTTCCATTGTAGAATACCTCGCACTATTATATAATGCTAAAAGACACAGAACTGGGTTTAAAGCACGCGCGTGTGGTTTCTGTGTCTTCGGGGTATTCGTATCTCGTTGAATTGAGGCAAGTGTTAGCGCACTTGTCTCTTTTTATTTAGCTTTTGGATAAGGTTTTGATAATTTAATGATTTTTTTACGAATCTTTTTATTTAGTGGCATTAAATACTTATGTTTACCTTCTGATTCATAAATGGAAGCTTTTGGATCCACATGTTTATGCAAAAATTCTAACCTTTGAGATCCTGTCCCATACTTAGCATGAATAGATTTAGGATGTGTCTTTTTTCCATTAACAATGAAATAGCGTTCCCCATCTGTCTTTCCAGTATATATCCAGTTTGTTGCTTGATAGATACCTCCATGATGGTTTTGGTCCGTATCTGCATAGCTTACTATTAATTGCATGCTTGGATTAAATTCTTTTAGGAACTTAATTGCTTTGGCCAAAATTTCAGATACAAACGACTTGTGATTGGTTAAAGCAACCCTAGTTAGTTCACAGCATTCTGTTTGTTCTAATCCATATGGGCTTCCTATGCTCTTATTTGCACCTCTACTAAAAATTACTACTCCTATAAATTGGCCATCTTCCCATGCTCCTATTTTAATGAGCTTTCCAACAGGCACACTTTTGCTGTAATGAAAGTGCGTGCAAGCATACTTTGTAGCTTCATGAGTGGCCCAATCAACTTTCAACATCTCTTAAATCGAACTCCTCTCCACAACAAGGGCATTTAACAAATTTCGGTTCAAGTTTCGTCAAATCTCCTTGGTCATTAATACTACCTGGTTCAAAATTTGGAATGTCAGCATCTTCAATTAAATTTTCTAATTCTTCGTTGTCAAACCCTGTTAACTCCAAATTATCTGCAGTTAGTTCATTAAGTAATTCTGTTAGTTTATCTTCATCCCAATTTCCAGAAATCTTATTTAAAGCTATGTTTAGAGCTTTCTCTTTATTCAATGGTAAATCAACCACAGAAACCTCTATCTCATCAAATAGGCCCAATTCTTTTGCAACGGTAACGCGTTGATGTCCACCAACCAAGTTTCCTGTATTTTTATTAAAAATGGGAGGATCAACAAAACCAAATTCTAAAATGGATTGTTTAAGCTTCTCGTATTCTTCCATGCCTGGCTTTAATTCAACCCTAGGATTATATTCAGCAGGTCGTAGTTCTGATAACTTCATCTTTTCAAATTTCATTTCTAATCCCTCATGCTTCGTTTAATATTTTCTTGAATGTTCTTCTCATCAAAATAGCCATGCCCACAATAAATAAGCTTACAATCATCAATTTCCTTTGGCGTGGCTTCTCTCGTCATTTCGACAATAGATGCATTCTTTTTTATCTGCACAGACATTACAACACGCATTGAAACAGTTGAGCGGTTCGACTGTGGATATTTATGTGTTAGCGATACATACCAATAGCTTTTCATATTTTCTCTCCTAGTTATTTTTATGTACTTGATTCAATAAATCACTTCTTGCTATACTATTTATGGGTAGCAACTCCTTTTTATAAATAGCAACCGTTAACAATCTTACAACTAACAAAATTTTTCACGAATGCTACCTAGCCACTAGATCCCATAGTCTAGTGGCTTTTTTATGTACAAAAAAGACTGCACGGTGAAAGTGCAGTCTAGGATAGGAGGGAAAATCTTAGCCATCATTCGACCGTAAAGGTAGTTACATTTGAATGATTGACGATTTTTTATTTAAGTAGCTATGCTACCTACTGGAACAATAGGACTCGAACCTATACTGACGGTTTTGGAGACCGCTGCTCTACCAGTTAAGCTATATCCCATTAACACTCACAAACCTGTAGAAAAAAGAGAGAGGAATTACACCCCATTTCTTTTAGTTTGAGAACGTCTGATTTGTGAGTGATCATTGCAAACTACATAGCGCTATCTTGACAAGTGCTTTCGGCGTACGTCTACGTGTAAGCTTCATGCCAAGTTTATTGCAATATTTGCTACCTATGACTAAACGAGACAGAAAGAACTGGACTTTCCACATCCTTATTCTTTATTTTTTATAGGTAGCCTCAAAAGATAAGTGAAACGGAGCTAAGATAGGTAATGCATGCCTTACCATCGTCTCCTTATCTTTCGACACTACCATAATAACATCTAAATATTGATAAAAACCGCCAACTTTCCGCCAAAAAACCGCCAAAAATTTTATTTATATGCAATTATTTTTCCATTCCGATACGCTTCGGCAAATTCGATTAAAGCCTCTGATTTCATTCGTTGAATACTTCTTTCGGAATATCCAACTTCCCTAGCTATCTTGTAATTAGAGTAATGGTCCTGCACACAGAAACTATAATGCAAAATTTGTCTGCTAGTTAGGCTTAATGCCATAAGCGCAGATAAAATTTCGTCTCTTTCTGCTTCTGCATCTGCTAATTGTACTAGCGCATCTTCTGCTTTGTTCCCATGACTTTGGCTTTTAGGCATATCTGTAATAATTGGTGATTTTAAATCTATCAAAGAGCGACCAGCTATTCGCTCTAAACGTCTAAAATTCTTCAACACATTTCTGGCATTCGCTTTTGTTTGTCGAAAATCTACTTCTTTTAGCAATTTAATCAAGTGAAATCGCTCCTTTTGTGGTATAATAACTATGTCGAAAATATTTCTCACAGCCGGAGCAATCTGGCTTTTTTTATTTTCTACTAAATAAACTTTTTACAATACGTACTATGAGATAGTATTTTCAAATACATTTACTCATGATATAATCATATTAACTTTCTTGGGGATTTTATTTCTGAAATAAATTTCTCCTTTTCTATGATAACTGGCGGAAAACAGTTATCGATAGTTCCTGTCTCCACCAGAGACACAATGTCAACCTTATTTGTTGGCACTATTAGCACTTTACTTGGGAAAAGTGCTAACTACCACATTAGTCAGCCATTGGTCGGCTGGCTTTTTGTTTGCAAAAAATCGGCTAGTTATTGTAAAAAAGTTGCAATAAGTTAAAACTCCAATGTAATTGGCCTCCCGTATTTTAAAATTCTCCATTCGCCATCTTTTGTATTGGTTTTATTCATATGATTTCTTTCATCACGAGCTATCGTATAATCGAAAAATAAATCGGCTTGCTCTGCTCCATGTAAGTATTCAACATAAACGCCATCGACTTGCCTTCCTATGATATAAACTTCTGGATAACTCATACGCTGGAACCTCCTAAATATAGCCCTAATCCCAAAATAAACGAGCATGAAAGGAAATAAACGAGGTCACTGCTTGTTATGTCATTGCTATACACGAAATGGCTCACGGTTGCTTTTGCTACAAGAATCATTATTGCAATGCCACTAACTTTATTTATTACTCTTTTCCAGTTGCGTTTCATTTATTCACCATCTTTCCACAGCACGGACATACTTTCGTTTAGTATTGCTTCTGTTAGTCCCAATTCCTTGCTGTATCCAATTAAAGCAGCAGCTAACGTGAAGACAATTTCGTTGTGATCCATTCCTGTAGAATTTATATCAATTTGGTTTTCGCCAGTTTTTGTTAATAAGAGTTGTTCCATTTATTGATCCTCCTCACTTAATCCCCAAAAAGGATTTACCTTGTAAAACTTCTCAACTTCTCGATTTAAAGATCGCACCATACTTTCTAAGACAGTTGCTCGTGTTCCTAACGTGACATTTTGCTTTTTCGCTTTTTTAACACTTGTAATACCTAAGTTGTGCCTTAGTTCAGAAAAAATTAGTATTCCCTGATTGCTATATTTCCATTTTAAATCTGGATTGGCTTGAATCTTTTCCCATAATTCGTTAGTGACCACTAAATAGTTATAATCACCTAAAAACGTCTGTTTCGCAGAACTTTTTAAGTCTGCCAACGTTACTTTTATTTCATAACATCTAATAGTGTTGTCAGTAGAATAAGTCATGAAGTCTACTCTTTCCTTGCCAAACCAACCAATAGTTACCTCAAAACAGCCGAATACTCCCATTTTGTTGGTATAATGCCACAAGCATTTCTCAGCTTGTCTGGTTAAATCAGTTTTCATTAGTTATCATCAACTTTCACAGCAAACGGCCAATAGCGCTCGTCAATTGCTTTGATTTCTTGTTCTGTTAACATATCCACCTTTTCCTTACATGTCGTAAAATCAATTGCTCCCGCTAAATTTAAAAAAGTATATCCTGTGTTAGTCGCCCCTTTGTCTGGTAATAAAACGTGATATAAAGGTCCCTTCTCGACTTCGTAGCCGTTAGCTAATGCATTAACAAATAAATCTCTGTTCGACTTAAACCACAAAGAAAATTCATCATCGGGCATTGCGCTTAAGAAAGAATCTGCGGAACCGATAATATCAACTTTATCAGAACCCATTCCTAAACTTTCTTCAATAAAATCATCAGCAGTTTTAGGTAATATAGCTTTTTTCGGTTCATCTAGTTGTTTTACTAAGCTAATTGCTTTTTCGACAGCATAGTTAGCACCTTTCAAATAATCAAGGCTATCTGTAGGAACTTCTAAGCATTCTAACTCTTCAATCAATTCTTGTTTATTCATCGCTATTCCTCCACTTCATCAAATCCACAGATTAACGATTCTTCCTTCCAAATTCCACAATCTTCCAGTACAACCTCTCTTTTATCTTCTTCAGGAAATTCAAGAATCAGCCCATTCACTAATACTGTTTTTACTACCAAAAATTGGTTTGTGTATTGCGGAACTCCTTTACCGATATACTTTACTTTGTCTCCTGATTGAATGCTCATACTCATTCCGATTCCTCCTAAATCAAGCCGCCGTCAATCAACAATACTTCGCCGTCTTTTTCAAGATTTTCTAACTGATTGAAAGCTTCTTCTGCGCCAGTCTTGTCACCCTCTTCAGTATGACTTTTAGCAAGCATTTTGAACGCTTCGTATTTATCAATTGTTTTCATATCATCGAAAAACTCTTTTTCGTCTTCTACTTCGCAAACAATATCCTTGTAAAGTTTTAAACATTGTTTTTCATCTTTAGCAGCGATTAATGCAAAAAAAGGTTCTTTAATTTCGTAAAATTTCATTCTGCTTCCTCCTCTACAAAATCAATAATTTCAATCCCCACAATGTACTCACTTAACTCTTCCCATACATCTTCGACTAACAATTTGTCGCCTTTATCATTTTTCAAAGTCATTGTAAACCAGTCTTCGCCATCATCATCTGTATCAAACCATTCAAAATTGATTGGATTTTCTTTAAATTTCATGTCATATAAATCTTCTTCGTCTATGCCTAATATGTCTAACCCTTTACAATTTCCACTTTTTACAAAGGTAACAAATCCTTTGTATACACCTCGTTGGAAACTTACTTTGATTGTATGCAGGCCCCATCGGATATTTGGATCATAATTTTTCATTTTTCTTCCTCCTTTAAAATAGCTAGAATTTTTTTCGCTTTTGTTTTATCAGATGTATAAAATAAGCTATGCTCTTTGCCATCAATACCTTTAAATTGGACTGTCTTTTTTTTATTTACATAAAACCAATCTACCACTGCTTGAATAGCCTCATCTGTAATTACTCGACGATAATTTACATCCATCAAGCCGTCTTTGGCTTTACCAAGATAAATATCTCCACTTAATAATGCTGTTACTAAACGTAATTTTTCATAAGCCATTTATTTTTCCTCCTGTTCAAACCATTCAATAAATGCACTTAATAATTGAAATTGCCGATCCTTATCCAAAGATAGATAAGCACTACATACATTTTTAGGCGCATGCCAAGATTGTAATTCCCACAGACAACTGATAGGAAACATATTCTCTTTTTTCATTTCTTCTTTCAACCAATTAAGCACAATCTGCTGATTTTCATTGAGTTTTGATTCTTCAATAAGTTGTTTGATAAAACGTTCAATAAAATCTATAGCATTTTGTAAGTATATTTCTTCTGCTTCACGTGGTTTATTACCAAGCAACACACGCTCCATTTCATCAATTGCTGAATCTAATAAACTAAAATCTCTCATTCTGCACACTCTCCAATAGTTCTGGGTTATCCCATACATTTCCGATGACTAATAGTTCAAAAAGTGGGTATGTCTTATTTGGATCTCCTGAAAATGACCCTAAAAAAGAGTCATAGTAATCTACACCATCACTTTTAAACACGAATGAACAGTCTTCCCAAATAACATCAGTAATGTATTCTGAAATACCTTCATTTGTTACTTCTATTATTTTCAAAATATCACCCTCAAAAATTTCAACGCCGTTCTTGTCTTTCAACCCTGTTGATTGCATGAGGACACATTCAGACACATCTAAATTGATGCCGTTATAATCTACTATGCAGCCAATACTACCGTCTTTTTCTAGGTCAATTGTTTTAACGTCCACCATGTCATTAGTGTTTTTATCCCACGCTCTAAATTTTAGAATCATTATTCAACCTCCTAATCTCAGCTAACTTTTTCGCAACACATTGTCCACTTTTGTTGCATAACAGACAAGAAGTTGCTTTCGAATGGCCGAATCTATCTTTTTCCCAGACAATCATCTGTCCCTTGCATTTTATACATACCATCGCTTTTCCCTCGCTTGCTGTATGTGCCGTTTGCAATTTTTGCGTTTTTTTGTTTTGTTTTCTTTTCGCTTAATTATGTTTTCTATGCCGTTTGCCTTTCGCCAGTTTTGAAATGTGGTTGTTCCAAGTCCAAGAGCTTTCTTAATATCGTTTACTTGATAACCTAAGTCTAATAAGCGCTGATATTCTTCTTTCGTTAGCTTGTCAGGCTCTAATTTGGGTAATGGTCGTTTATCGCTTATAAGGTTAGAATTCAGTTGTTTGGATAATCTCTGGACCTCTTCCACGATTTCTGGATTATTCATCCATGATTCATCATCACCAGTCAAAAAAAGAATTCTCTGACGAATGGCTCTTTTTGTTTCTCTGAGTTTGTTTTTCGTCATTCTTTTTCCTCCAAACTCATAATTTCAATTTCTGTTCGTGGTCGCATGCTATACAGTTTTTGGCAAACCATCACAGCAATTTGACCATCATTTTTGTATAAAATACCTTCAGCAGCATCTGTGACTGCTTTAAAATAGTTGTCCAAATCAGGCTTTTTATCGCAATATTTCCGCTCTAATTCCACTTCTAAGCGTTTCTGTTTATTGCTTAGAGCTGATTTAGGCGGATGGATGTAAAACGTCACACGTGCGGAAATTGGCCCTTTTTCAATCAACTTTGCTCTTGATTTACGAAGATAATTCTTTACTTGATTTTTGTATTCTTTCATCGCTCGATCTTCGTACGTTTGAACATAATTCCCACGTCTTGCAAACCTAGGGCGACTTTGTGGCTTAGGTTCAATCGGCAAAATAATTCGCATCTCTTCCACCTCGAACCTTACAAATCGGCTTCTTTGACGAATACTCCGTTTACCATTTCCCCTTGGCGATTTTTGATTTCGCTATATGCTTGATTTAGGCATTCGTATAAGTCCATGTTATTTTGCATAGCGAGAATAATTAACGTCACAACTACATCGCCAATACCATCTCTTAAATCGTTTTCGTTGTTTCTTGCTAATGCAGCACCAACTTCTCCGACTTCCTCAATCACTTTTAGCATTTGCTTTTCAGGCTCTGCTGTATCTAAATGCTTTTCTTTCGCCCATTCTTCCACTAATTTAACTAATTCATCCATGTTTTTATCCTCCCAACAATTCTTGCATTTGTCTTTCAAATTCAGCTTGTTCTTCTGGTGAAACTTTTTCTTCTTCACCGTTCGCTTGATTCATCCACTCAGGCACCTTTTCTTGTCGAACAGGTTTATTTTGATAGCTACTGATCCCTGTATTTTTTTTGCTTGTTGCCTTAAATGCTTTCTGCGCTTCTATTGCTTCTTCAAGCGTGGTTATGCTTTTATCTTTCCAATTCGCAAAAATTTTATCCACGTATGATTTTAGCCATCTCATATCTACGCTGTACTCATAAGCCTGTTTAATGGCATGCAAAACTAGCTCTGGACCCCATTCTCTAATCCATGGACCTAAAGCACCTTTCAACAAGTTATTAGGCTGTTGTCCCCAATGGCTTTGAATAAACTCATACACACCGACATCTTCTTCATGCTCATTTATGTTTGTGTTTTCGTTTATATTTATGTTTTGTTTATGTTTATATAATGTGCCACTGTTGCGCAACTGTGTTGTACACTTTTCCGCTACTGTTTCGCTACTACTTTGTAAACTGTCTTGTACACTCTCTTGTAAACTATTTGACGTAGAAAGTTTACGTACATCTTCTTGTAAACTTCCTTGTACACTATCTGATGTATAAAGTTTACATATATGGTAAGAAGTTGCTTTTCTTCCATTGGTTTGAAAATCAATTAATCCTAGTTGTTTTAATACATTTCGATTTTTATTTATTCCTTGGCGTGAAAGACCAGCTAGAGTTTCAAGCGTTTGATTACTTGCCGTAAACCACTCACTCCATCTTGTTTTATTGTTTATGCTCATCAATGCGCGCCATAAAGCAATTTGCCCAGATGAAAGTCCCTGATTATACATTAAATAATCGTCAAACGCTAAAATCTGCTTAATATAGTCCATCATCGCACCTCCCTAGATAAGAGGGGAAAATTCCCTCTCTTTATTTATTCACTAATTAACCTCCAATATTCAACTTCTTACGTTCTTCAACGTTTAGTTTTACTGGTTTAATTTGATACTTGTTTAAAAAGTTCTTAGTACCTATCTGATGTTCTTCTTGATGATGTTGACGACAACCAGCGTAAAAAGTAAATGTTTCGTGATTAATCTTTTGACGATTTCGCCCCATACCGACTACCTCGATATGACAAACATCGGCATGTTTCCCACAAATACAACACTTACGGTATTTAAGGCAGTAATAAAACCATGTGTTATTTTCTAGCAAGTATTGGTATCTCTTTTCTAGTGGCACATCATTTTTCAAAATAAATTCGATTAAAAAACTAATCCATTCTGTTGCTTCATGTCGTGTAGCCTTACTGTGTTCAAAATACACACCGCTTTTAGCTTCGTAGTAATATTTTAAAACCCCTTCTATCCATTTAGGCTCGTCATAACTCCAACGAGCGATGTCGGCTATTAAAACATGAGAAAGTGCATTTTGTTTTTGAGACATTTGCCGATTATCTAACAGTTCAACTTTTGCCAAATTGTCATCATTGTTAGCTAAGAGATCGAGGAAATTTGAGTTAATTTCTTCCTCGAACTCGATAGCTAATTTATTTCCTTTATGTTTTATGATTTTTCCAATCATTCCATCACATCATTAAAAAATTGTTCATTTTCTAGCTTATGAATATTTCTATTGGTTAATTCCATTAGCTTATGATGTATTTCTGTGTCTAAATCTTCTATCTTTCCATCAAATTTTATAATCGTCAGAAATTGAGCTTCGACACTTTTTTCTGAAACTTTTTTTAACGCAGCTATTTTTTGGAAATTTGCTTTCAACTGTTCCAATTGTTTTTTAGTAATCTTCTTTACATTTTTTTCTTGTTTCTTGTATTCATCTGTATCCGCATCTTTTGTATCATCAATTAGATATAATCCATTTAGCGCATACTTCCGTGCATACGAAGAAGCAGTTCCAGTGATTTGGCTATCATCCATCCCTTTCTTGGTAAATGATTCTCTAGCGTACGCGGTGAAACTTTCTTTTATAATGCCATCGGTTATAGTCGCAGTTGCCTTAATGTAATGCCAATCTCCGATTAGCAAAGGTTCATCTGATAGTGTCAAAAGTAATCCTTGCTCTGCATTTAGTGGCTTCACAGCATTTAGAATATCTTCTGCTGATCGATACTTATATTTTCCAAACGAGTTGTATTGCCCTTTAGGAGCTTTTAATGCTGTTTGCACAGCAATTAGTTTTTCTACAAATGTTTTTTTATCTTCTGACATGTTCTCTCTCCTCTTTATAACAAACTGACCAACGACAAGGGTTTAATCGAATATAGTCTCCTGCATCAAAAAAGGTAACTTTAATGGGAATACAATCTTTATACTCATCAAGAATAAGTTCCATGTAATCTTCTGATTTCGTAATCTTTTCAATTGTTTTCCCTGAAATAGTATCCCTAAGCGTTACTTCCAATACTTCGTCATAGATTGTCAATACATTGTCTTTCCAATCTCTAATTTCTTCATTATCCTCTTCGCTAAGCGTTTCAGGCGATTCTGTTAAATATCTATCTAGTGCATTTGCTTCTCTACGATTCATTCACAAAACCTCTTTTCTGTGTTACAATTTTTCTAGTATAATTTTTGTGTGCGACTAATTGCTTGGCGGCATAGTCGCTTTTTTCATCATGCAATCCCTCTGCGCTCTTTTTGTTGCGCAATGTATAGTTGACTTTTTTGTTGCTTGTACCATAAATCAGCTAATCTTTTTGCTTGGTTTAACTTTTCTTTTCTAGTCATTTAAACTCACCTCGAAAAATCTTCGATAATATATCCATCAAATCGTTTGGATCATCTGTGACAAAAGTATGTGTATTTTTAGTCGTAGTTTCTGTTTCAATACCGTACATCTCTTTTAATAAACGATGTTTTGGACAATCACAATCTGATTGTTCCAGTCTTTCTTTTGCTAATGCATATTGGCTATATGCTGCAATGGCTACCATCGTACCTTTTCCAACTTGAGATATTGCCAATTTTCCTTCTAAATCGATAGCAGCCAAAGATAAACCTACATCTTCTTTCTGGCATTCTTTTGCTAGTTTTTTTAATCAATTTTTGAATTTTGTCGTTCATTTTGGTATACTCTCCTTAGTTAATTTTATATGTGTCCCCACTCGTCAAAAAACGAGTGAGGCTCTTTTTATTTACGCAATAATTGTTACTGAACCTTTTTCAACATACTCATTTAAAGATTGAGTTAAATATTCATGAATACGTTCCATAGCTACATGTTTCCAAATCCCACCATCTGCTTCGAACAATGCGCAATGACCATATTTATTGATTCTAAAAACAAATGGGCTATCTGGCTGTTCAACTTCTAAAAATGTTCGATAAGGTCTTAAATTTGCTGGACTAGGTACTTCTGCTTTTGTGAGCGTTGCTGCTCCTTCTTTTACTGTAGCAACTTGAGAAACTCCGTTATCAACTAAATCTCCCCCGCCTTCAATTCGAATAGCGCTGGCACATTCCAGAATAGCTTTTGCATCAAGATCACGTTGAATAAGAGATTGAACATTAATAATAAATTCTTCTGAATCCATAAAGCGACTATATGGAAACACTTCTAATAACGCTTTTGCTTCAATAATTTTTTCACGCTTACGGTCTGCATCTAAAGCTGAATAAACAGCAACGTTTGTTGGGCTTTCAACATGAATTAATAAATTTGACGTAATTTCTTCATGGGAAAATTTTGATTGTAGATAACCAATTAATCCAGATAAAGAATTAACTGTGAGTGTTTCTGCTCGTTTAATTGGATCGAGTTCAACTAAATCCGCTTTTGAACGATCAAAAAATACTTTTTCCTCTTCTTTATAAATAATTTTTTGGTCATCACGTAACCGTACTGCATACGCTAAAGCTTCTTTTAAATGTTCTGACATAATATTTCACTCCTAGTTTGTTTTAAATTTTTTTATTTTATCTGTTTCTTCAATTTCTTCTACTGGTGTGCCTTTATCATCTTTCAATTCAGAATCATCTGGATCGAAATACATCTGGCCTCGTTGTCCACTTTTCAATTCATTTGCTAACGGTTTTCCTTTACCATCTTGACCAATAATAATTTTTGAAGTTAATGCTTCTCTTGGAACTAATTTTGATTTCACTTGATAATCAATCAAAATATCTTCACGATATTCGTCTGGAATAATCGTTAAATCAATTGTTATCTTTCTCTTTTTTGTAGGATCGGTATTAGGATCATTAATATTGTTAATGACTTGAGCAAGCTCATAATCAAATCGTTCTTGTAATCCTCCCTCACTAATCCCACTTAAAGGAACATTAATATTTTTTGACATTTTATTGCCGTCCTTTCTGTGATATAATTTATTTAGATTCTATTCACTTTATTTCCCCTGCTTTAGCTCTAACTAAAGTGGGGCTTTTTATTTTGTCTTTTTTTAGAATATTGGTATTTTGCTTCATCCCAATTGAAAAACCAATGAATAAAGAAAGGTGCACTTAGTGTTGCTAGTATTGGCATTGAAAAGTGACTTTTCAGCAATACACCTAGCGCAATCATCAATAAAAATGCGCCTATCAATCGTGCTTCTCGGATTGCTTTCATGTTGTTAACCTCCTATACTTTTTTTAATATAATTTAGTTGAAAATGGGGTGATTAATTATCAAGCTTAATCGACAAATAGATAGCTATAATTACTAAAATCCCTAAAACTATAAATCCTTTCCAAAACTCTGGATTGATTAAAAAATTAAACATTAGCTTCCATCCTTTTATTTACTGATCTAGCTCACTTCTTTAAACATATCTCCGTTTCCATTAGCCATATCAATTCTTGCTTGTAATTCCAAGTCAGGCTTCCATTTAGGAATTAGAGTTAATGCTTCTTCATATCGAACTTTTGGAATATCTACATAAGAGGCTACATCGAATAATGCTTTCAATTGTTTATAGCAATTACTAAAGGCTGATTGCTTAATACTTGAATCCTTATAGGCCAATGTTTTTTTGCCACCTAATACTTTGATAACAGTTGATGAAACTAGTCCTTGTATCTTTCGTTGTTGGCTTCTATTAATTGTTGTTTCTGTTTCTAGCTTATCTAAACGTTGATTTACAAGAGTCAATCCACGTTCATGTTTTAACGCAGCTTCTAATAACAATTCTGTGTTATTAATCGGTAAGTTTGATTGAGTTTTGAGCAGTTCCTCCATTTGGTTAAAAGCTTCAATATATTTCAGTTTAAACTTAAGAGCTTTTTGACCAGTGAATCCCATTGCTAGTAACGTGAATCCGTCACGGTTCATAATGATTTGTCTATATTTTTGTTTGTTTTGTGGATGAATATAGCTATCTTCGTAAAATAGGTCTGCGTAATTTTCCGCAACCCCCTCTTTTAAATCATCAATCGCTGCTAAAACATCACGATGATTTTTATTAAACGTTGCTGCGACTTGTAAACTAGTTGTTACTGCTTGTTGGTTTTTCGTAATTACTAGATTTTCCATCTTCTTTTCCTCCTTTAAATTTCAAAAGTTTCTTTTAGAAATCTTTGTAATTCAGATCGTTCAATCCGAATATCCTGATTACTCCATTGTTGAATTTTTAAACCTTTTGAAATCCAATTATTCAATTTTTCATCGCCAATCTCTAAAATCTTTCTTACTTGCGATTTGTTAGGATATGGTGGTAATTCAATAACCTTGGTCAACAAACTTAAACGTTTTTCAACCTCTTTTAAAATGACAAAGGTAATATTATTAGCTAATTCATCTTGAATTACCTCATCAGGTATATTCAGCTGCATATACTACACCTCCTGTTTTTCATTTTCTAATAACTCGTCAACAGATACATTTAAATAGTTGGAAACTTTTTTTAAACTAGATAAATTAGGATTTTGCTTATCCCATCTATAAATTGCGTTTTCCCCTACCCCTGATTCTTTACCAATTTTTTTAACAGTTAAATTTTTTTCTAACGCAATCTTTTTGATATTTGCAACAATAGACATTGTCATTACCACACCTCCAATCCTTTATGATAAAAATAGTTGACAAAACTACCAAATATGGTACTATAGACATAAAGAAATAAGCATATCAAATCCGCCAAGATTTTATACTATTTTTTAGTATTATTTTGCTCATTTCTAATATCTGAAATCAGTATACTACCGAATTAGATAGTTGTCAACCATTTTTGGTAGATAATTTTATTTAGTGTACTTTTTTCTCTGAAAGGTGATTATATGAATACGTTGGAAAGAATAAAGTTACTTGCTAAACAAAGAGGAATCACGCTCAAAGAACTTGCTAGCAAAGTTGGTATAGGGGAAAATTCTCTTTACCGTTGGGATAAAACAAGCCCTCAGTCTGACAAATTACAAAAAGTAGCAGATTATTTTGATGTTTCCACTGACTATTTACTTGGTCGTACTGAAAAGAAAAAATATTATGAGTTATCCAATAAAGAAAAGAAGGATATTGCTATTCAAGCAGAAGAATTAATTGAAGGTATAGCTAATGGCGAAAATCTTAATTTTTACGGTGAACCAGCTACTCAAGAACAAAAAGACCGTCTTTTAATTGCTATACGTACTGCGATGGAAATGAACAAAGAAGAAGCCAAAAAGAAATTCACACGTAAAGATTATAGAAACTAATAGGGGTTGGTATTATGAATAATTATGTCGAAAATCAATTCGATAAAATCGTCACAAAATACCAACCTAGCAGTGTCTACGACTTGGTAAAAAAGGCGAACTGTAAAATACTTTATGCTGATATAGATGATGAAACTGGAGGTTGTACACAAACTAACAACAGGTGTCATACGATTATTGTTAACGCAAATTGGCCTGAGCACTATCAAAAGTTTGTGATATTACATGAATTCAGTCATATAAAACTGCACAAAGGTGCTAGTACGCCTTTTTACCGTTCTTTAGGGTTAGATACATTTGTTTCTAAAATGGAATGTGAAGCAAATTCTCTCGCTATGAAATTACTTCTGCATATGCAAGATCAATCAATCATGCACGGACTAACAAAATTTCAAATTATGGATTATTTAGGATTACCACACGAACTATCAAGATACTTTTAAATAGCCATTCGGCTATTATTAATTTCACAAAAAAAGAACGTATGTTCAAAAGGAGTAATTAAAATGACTGACTTTAACAAAGCTTTAACTGCCAAGGAACTGATTTCCATACTAAATACAGTGCCACCAGAAACAAAGGTGCACTTTATCGGGGCCACTTTATGTTCAGGAAATTTACTTCCATTCCACGCACCTGTTTTTCGAGTATCAAAAGGGTATAAAATTACAAGCAACAACGAATTGTCTATAGGACTATTTGGAGTTCAAAAAAGTGATATAGAATTAAATATAGAGGGAAAATAATATGATAACATTTAATGATTTAACAAAAAATGAAAAGAAATTAGTACTACAAATGATTAGTGAATCGTTGGCTGGGGCAGAATTTTTCTCGAAAGAAAAATTAACAGAACACGATCGTGGGGTAATTTTTGATTATCTAATCAACAACTTACAAACAACTATAAGATTTAGGGATAACAATAAAAATCATCCGCGCTTTGAAGAAATAAATGAATTATGTAAAAAATACTGGGAGAGATAAAAATGGCAATGATTAGGCAATATCAAAAGAAAAGCGGCGAAAAAGCATGGTACTTCAAAACCTATCTTGGGATTGATCCACTAACTAAAAAAAAGAAATACACTACCAAGAGAGGATTTAAAACACAAAAAGAAGCAAAAATTGCATTGGCAAGATTAGAGATGGAGATTGAACGTAACGGAATAAAGCAATCTTCTTCTATAACATTTCAGGAGATAGCAGTATTGTGGCTTGAAAACTACAAAAATACAGTTAAAGATAGTAGCTATTCTCGTACTAACATAATTTTCAATAAACATATTTTTCCTCACTTCGGAAAAATTGAAATAGCAAAAATAAATACAGCTTATTGTCAAAAAATAGTTAATAACTGGCACACTAACGGGACATCAAAACAATACCCTTTATTTTTAAATTATATGAATAAAGTTTTTAAGTTTGCTATAAATATGGGAGTTACCGCCGAAAACCCAACAACCAATGTAATCATCCCAAAGAATAAGGAAACTGCAAATCCTAAAGATACGAAAATAAAATTTTACAACAAAGACCAATTACAAAAATTTTTAGAGTGTATACATCAACAGCCGCAAGAAAATAATTATATAACTATCAGAGATTATACACTATTTAGATTATTGTCTTTCAGTGGATGTAGAATAGGAGAATTACTAGCACTAACCTGGGATGATTTAAACTTAGAGACAGGAGAATTGCAAATAAATAAAACCGTTACAAAATCGGATACGTATTATGTATCCTCCACCCCAAAAACAAAAAAATCAAATAGAATAATCATATTAGATAGAATCACTTTAGAGTGTCTTAAGAAATGGAGATCAGAACAGAAGAAGTTTCTTTTTAAGTTGGGTTTCACTCAACCTTCAAGAATTTTTACTAATGACTCTAATGAGTTCACTATTAATCAATCCATTACAGAAAGATATAAGATATATCAAAAAAAAGCAAATTTACCTAATATAGGCTTACATGGATTTAGACATACGCACGCCTCACTGTTATACAATGCTGGCGCTGATCATAAAGAAGTACAAGAACGTCTCGGGCACGCTAATATAAAGACTACGTTAGACACCTACACACATTTAACAGATGATAGAAAAGAAGTGACTACTGAAAAATTAGCTAACTACATCGGGTTTTGAATAAGTATGGTCAAAAGTATGGTCAATTTTTTCTGAAACCAACAAAAAAAGCCCAAACCTTTGATAAACAAAGGCTTGAGCTATTACATTAGTTAGCTACTGGATAAACTGATACTTTTAGATTTTTATTTTCTGACAATCGTTAACTTATCTTATCTTTTCTAAATTAACATTTATATCAATTATGGTTTCTTCATTTTCACTCTTTTTTTCTGATAAGTATGGTCAAAGTATGGTCATTTTATGTATTTAATATTTCTCTTTGTAAAATCTTTATTAAATGATAAAATTAACTTAAATTAATAAGTCGGACTGTTCGTTATAGTTTGGAAAGAAGTCGAAAAAATATTAGATGTCAGCAAACAGTCTACCGAAGAAATATTTATTCATTCCAAGAATGGATAAATGATACTGGAAGAATAAGAAAATTTGAAGAAAGGTGGATAAAAATTATGGGTTTATTCAAACATAAAAAGAAAGATGATATTGAATTTACAGAAACTAGCTCCTACGGCCCTATAAAAATAGATGAAGCAAGAAAACTATTTAAATATAAAAGTGAAATTTTTAATTATACTGATTTAATCAGCTTTGAACTAATCGAAGATGGAAATCAAGTTACTCATGGAGGCATAAGCTTAGGAAGAGCAGCATTAGGCGGAATACTATTTGGAACTTCAGGTGCTGCGATTACCGGTGCATCAAAAATAAAAAAAGAAGATAAAGATTATTGCTCCCAATTAGATATAATTATTCACGTTAAAAATAGTCCTAAACCTACTAAGTTCATAAAGCTAATAACTTTTAAAATTGACAAGTCAAAATTCATGTATAAGCAAATGGCAAACACCGCAAAGGAAATTTTAGGTGGTTTAAACTATATATTGGATAACATAGAAACACAAACATCAAGTGATACTGCAATAGACCAATTTGATAATTTAAAAAAATTAAAAGAACTTTTAGATATGGGGATTCTTTCTCAAGAGGAATTTGATAAAAAGAAACAGAAATTGTTAGACTTATAATAGATATTTCGGAGATATGTTATGGCAAAATTAAAAAAACGTTTAAGCAAACGAAGACAACAAATAAGAAGTATTTTTCATGACTGTAAACCTATTCACAAACGTATAACTTTGTGGATTATTGTTAGCATACTTCTAATAGATATAGTCTTACGTTTTGGAATTCTTAAATAAATTTAGCTTCTTCAATTTACTAGTAAGCAGTTAGAAAATTGATTAGTCCATAAAATAAAACCCCAACTCAAGATAAGAGTTGGGGTTTTATTATTCTATCCATTCATCATCGAAATATTCGTCTACGAATTCATCTATCGTTTCGCAATGTTCCGTTTCTTCTTCAAATGGATTTTCTTCAAGTATATGTTCTTCACTCCACTTGGTGAAATTATGAATCTGAATGTTTCTAATATCATAAAAATCGATTTCTTGTTCACCAATCAGCACAACATCGAATTCTGCCATCCCACGGAAAACACCAAAAACATGTGGCTTAACTCGGTCATATTCATCTAACGAATTCAATTGAATCTCTAGCACTTTGTTTTGCTTAATAGAGCGATCTAAAAAATATTCTATTTGTCGCTGTGATTGCTGTGGTAGCCTCTCAATATTTCGAGCGTGATATTCATCAGTATTCTTTATTGCTTCAGTCAATTCGCCTAACGGAAACGCCGTTGGCCACTTTAATTCAAAAGGACGGTCAACATAATCGTTGTAAGGTTTAAACTCTTTTTTAGTTCGTCTCACCATCTGATACACTCTCCTATCAGAAACATTATACGAACGTTTGTTCTATTTTTCAACAAAAAAATATTGCCATAACATAAAAACACCTATCTCTCATAAGAAAAAGAGGTAGGTGTTTTACTATGGACCATACAGGACTCGAACCTGTGACCGAACGGTTATGAGCCGTTTGCTCTAACCAACTGAGCTAATGGTCCTGAAAGAATCCTAATTTACTTTAAGACTCTTTGTGTATTTCCGAAAAATTTTCTGGAAGCTCTAATGATGATCCTAGCCCTTCTTTGGTTATGAACGTCAGTACTCTATTTAATTCTGGAACAATATCTTTTAATAAATCTGTTGAATTATCTATATCTACTAATGTCAGATTAGGATCATTATTATCAGTTTCATAAATACCATAAAAATTTAGTTGCATAAAAGAATCTTCACTTTTATCTTTATATAGCTCAACATGAGCATCTAATTTTAATAATTTTGATTCTTCTTTGTTTACCTCTAATTTAAATTGTCCATTTACTGATATACTCTCTTCGATTTCGGCCAAGCCAAACTGAAGAGATTCGATTCCACTATTGATTCGTTTGAATTTGATTTTTCCCATTTCAATTCTCCTTTAATGCGATTTTCAGTTTCAAACTCCATTACGTTAGCAATTCTAATAATATTATTTCTTAGATCTAACTGACAACCGTATACTTTTTGAGCTATTTGTTGATGTTCAGAATAGCTATTTAATATTAGATCCTCCAATAATTTTTCTAGTCTATTATATACTTTTTCTTTAAGAACTTTTTTTCCCTTTATTTTTACAATACATTTGTAAAAGGCATATGGGTCATCTGCTAGTCGTATCAAAGAATCAATATAATTAGCTTGAATACTACCGTTCTCAATAGAAGATAAGTTACTATAACTAATACCCAGCAATACTGAAAAATCTCTTATAGTTAGTTCGTATTTTTCTCTAATTTCTTTTACTTTTTTAGCAGATAACAAATTGTGTCTTTCTCTGTAAATATTATAGTCTTTTTCTAAATTTTGATCTGGGTTAGAAAATGGTTCAAATAATTCATCATCTGATATTCTTTTATAATATTCATGTTTGACTTTAAATGTATCGTTTTTAATTGTAACGTCTTCTTCTAAAAAAATTACTTCGTATCTTTCATTTTGATTAGTTTCATATGAAAACTTTTCTATAATTTTAGACATACTAAATCACCTCTCCCTTATAGTCTAATGGAAAGCAATCAATTTCTTGTTCTCTAGGATGAAAAGACATATATGCTGCAACAAAATTATTCTCTTGTGCTATCAATTCCAACTTCACATACACTTTTATTTCATCCCAAACTAAGCCGAATTCTGTCACAGTTCTATTCGAGGCTCTGTGATGCTCTGAGGGTCCTCTAAAATAATGCTTTTCTTCTATATTTTCTATGATAAAGTTATGCATTGCAGCAACAGTTATACCATATGCCCTTAAGAATCTAGTTGTTTTTGCATTAACTTCAGAAAAACTTACATGTCCATCAGAAACACATTCTTTGAAAGTTGTGAGAAAAAGGTTGACTTTAGTAAATAATTCTTCACTCGACATTTCCACACCTACTATTCACAAACTTGTTACTCTTGAATAACATAATATCACAATGGGTAAGTATCTGGCAAGAATATTTAAATTCATGTTACAAATCTTTAATTTCATAATTACAAAAAAGAGCCACCTTGGGGAAGGCGACTAAAAAAACAAAATCACCCACAATCTGTCGTATGACGGTGAGTGATTTTGTCATTAATTGAGATTCTATAGTGAATGTCATCACTAAAGAAAGTATACTATACAGATTTTTTTATGTAAAACAAAAACCGTCCCTTGGCAAGGACGGTTTAAGTGAATGACTCCTTTATTGTATGTCTAATATACAATTATTTTTACTTTCAGGCAAGAATTTTTTTCAATAGTTTAAGGTTTGCCCTGGATAAATCAAGTTAGGGTTAACTAACCCGTTTCGTTGTGCTAAAGCTTGATAAGTCGTACCAAGTTTAGCTGCAATGCTAGATAAATTATCACCGTATTGGACTGTATAAACGTTGCTTACTACTGATCCATTGACTTTCAAAACTTGTCCAGGGTAAATAAGATTTGGATTGGCCAATCCATTTAACGAAGCTAAGGTTTGATAGTCTGTTCCGTATTGATAAGCAATACTTGATAATGTTTCGCCGTATTGTACCACATGGGTTGCTTCTGGTTGCTTGTCAGGAACAGTTGTTGAATCTGGCAATAATTCAATATCGCCTTTGCTAATCCATGACAAGATACCTTCAAGCAATACTCTGCTTCCAGTTACTTCTTGTACTTTATAGCTGTTTCCTTTTACCCATTGCGGAATAGCTTCACCAGTTGCCCAAGCATCGACATTAAATTTCACTTTGACGGTATCACCAACTTTAACATCAGAATTCGGTGTTTTTTCGATTTCTTCACCTGCATCTATTGCTGGCGTGTCCGTTTCTGGTTTATTGGTTTCTGTATAACCACTATCCGTAATTCCTGTTAAATCTACGTTACCATCTAAACCACCTGCAATATAAGCGGATGTGAATTGCCAAATGCCAATACCATTCATGCTTGGGAAATAAGCATACAATGGATATGGTGACACACCATCGATAGGATACGCAGCAATCCATAAAGAATTAGGAAACTCTTTGATGATTTGTTGATAGTTTACATGATTTAGTGTAAATGGCTTATAGCTGTAATACATTGGAGTATAGCCAGCCTGTTTGATTCTGCGCATACCGTACAAAATTGTCTCTGTATTTGCTGCTTTTTCGGCATCTGAACTTACATATCCTCCATATCCATCTGGAACACTAGCCAACGCTCCATGTTCAAAATCTAATGCAACGATGGAATTTTTAGGCGTTTGAATACGTGGCAAAAAGTAATCCATTGTTGTTTTCGCAATGTCCATGTTTCCCCAAGTGTCATACCAAATATAGGTATGCGCACGTTTACCTTGAGCAATAGCACTTGCTACTTGCGTTTTATATGTGTATTGTTCATAAATACCGCTAGCATTGTAGCCACCAATCTGGGCAATAGCGAATTTATCATGCGCATAGCCAAAACGACCTTGTTCACCTTGATAAATCGCCCAGTCAACGCCTTGGTCACCTTTTGCGGCAAATACAGCAGTAGGCATAAAAAACAGAGCGACAAGCGCTCCTGCTAAAATTTTCTTTTTCATTTATTTGTCTCCTTTTTATCTGATAAACCAGGCGTTGTATGGTCTGTCACAATTCCTAAAATAGTTAATACAACAAACACTGCATTGACAACATCTAGCAGTTGCTGATTAATCACATCAATTTGAAATTTATACCCAAAAGGAAC